GACGGGCTTCAATATGGCCTCATGAAGTTTGCGTCAGATCGGATTGTCGAAAACAAGAAGCCCGCAGCAAGTGCTGTGGATATGTTTAACCCGGTATTCAGGTGGCAGAATTAATATGGCAAAAGGGACAAGCATGAAAAGGGAGTTAACCAGTCACATTTCAGTTGCATTAAATCATATTGAAAATGCGTATAATACGCTAAAGTATTTCGTGGATAATGAGGATGCATTGAATGATGGCCAACGTAACAATCTGTACGAATATGGGTTGGAGCTGGCACGCATTAATATTGTAAGATTGGCCAATGCTAAAAAAGGGTTATTGGCTGTTACTGCTAACGCAAGGGTTAGGCTTTGATGCCAACATACGACGAGCTTGTGAAAGCACGTGATTTTATGGATAGCTATTGCAATGCGCCTGTTGATGTTGCAAGACAGGAATTTATTGATGCTTGCATCAAGGTTATGGAACGATACGCTGAAGCATTAAAGAATTTTGCTGATAGGTAATAAGAATGACAGACGACGAAAAAATAAAGATATTGGGATATGCTGTAATTACTCTTTCTGCAAGATTATTGCGGCTGGAACAAATTGGAAAATTCAGGAAAATGTTAAAAGACATGATTGTCCAAATTGGCGATGATGTTTGTGAAATTAAGGATAAAAGTGATGAATGACGAAAACGGAAAGGAAATGACTGAAGCAGAAATCATGCAAGGTGCTCTTGAGAATTTGTCAGAGGCATGTGCATGTTTATATGAGCTTGAATCACCCGAGGGAAAGGTGATGGCGTTTATGGCAGACCGTCTTTTACATTGTATTAATGCAGTGATGCAGGGTGATGATCCAAGGAATGAGGGTGTAGAATTATGACTCCTGAACAAAACCGAAAAGAAGTACTCGCAAATGACAAGGACATAGCGCGTCAGGTTCCATTGATCCTGACTGATCGAACCGGTGTTGCGAAACCACAGGCGTTGCGTAATGAAGAATTATTTTATAGGGCGATTGCCAAATGAGTGGATGCTATTGGTTCCATGCAAATACAAAGCATTGTCCATACTGTGGATGGGCGGTTGGTCAAACTTATCCAAAGGCGATTAGGCGATGACAGTAACATTATCAATATGTAAACATGGCATTCCAGTAAAGTTGGGGTGTATGGCTTGTATGGAAGAGTGCAGGGTGGGGGCAGCGCCTATGCCTGAACAGCTTCAGGAATTGTCCAGGCGCATAGAGAAAATTGAAAAGATGAATCAGGCATGTATTGATGCCAATCCTATCAAGGATATTTATCATCGGTTTCAAATGTTAGAGACTCATATCAACAAACTTTATGATGCGATTAATCTGGATGATCGGATTACGGGTAAAGACGTGATTGACAGATTGTGTAAGGTTGAAAAAGGATATACTGACATTGATTTTTCGCTGAATCACATTAATTCAATCCATAAAAGAATTGACTATCAAGCAGAGTGTTTTGAGATAAGTTTTAAGGATATTTTATTTAAAATAGAAGATATTTATAAAAGTCTGCGTGTTTCTGATAAGAAGAGCAACCCGCACAAGTGTCCTGTGTGTGATGGTGATGGCTCAGTAAGTCGCCAACTTCCCACTGAAATGACAGTAAAAAGAGAGTCTTTTGTTATGAACATTGTTTGTAATTCATGCGAAGGTAAAGGGATTGTATGGGGATGATTTCATTTATAAAAAAATGGATCAGGCGAAATAAAGAAATAAAGTTGGCTGGTTTAAAAGCAGAACTAATGTCCTATGAAGATATTGAGCGTAAATATAGTTATGGATATCCTGAAACTGTAGCAATCTTGAAAAGAGATATAGCAGAATTGGAATGGATCTTAAATAGCTTTAACGAGGGGTAAGTCATGCCATTGGTCAAAGGTGCAAAGGCAAAGAGTAAAAAAGGATTCAGTACGAATGTGAAGCGTGAAATGGATGCTGGCAAACCACAGAAACAGGCTGTAGCCATTGCTTATAGTGAAGCACGCGGAAAGAAGGGTAAGAAGAAGTGAGCCGGAAAGATGCGCTTAGAAAGAATCGAAAATCTTATTCATCAGTTCTAAGATGGCTTGATAAACAGATAGGATATGTGGTGACATCTGTTGGGTCATCATCTACAAATTGGGTTTTTACACGTATTGCAGGAAGCAATATGATCAAGAGGTTTATTTAATCACAAGGAGAGTGTCATGAGCGTATATTCATTTACCATCAATTTTCCAGGCCAAAACAATGGCGTCACACCGCGTATTGGGCACCTGTACGCACCGAATAACACATTGTCTCAAATAGCTGCGGCTGGATATCTTGATAATTACATCAAGTCTCAAGGATTCAGTGTTCTTGCAACAGATGCAATTATCGCCCGTGGATCTGACGGAACACAATGGTATAAGCCGGTTTTCACAGGAACATCTTGTCAGTTAACAGTTCTACCATAAAAGGTAATTATAAAAATACTTACTTACACTTAAGGAGAAAAGTAACATGAAGTTTGAAGAAGCAGCTAAGTATCTGGAAAAGGGTGACTATGTTCAACGTGCTTCATGGTCATCAACAGGCGAATATATTGTAGCTTTGCCTGGAATTCCACATTATTGGAAAATCACTACCCAGCCTCAGCAGAATGCGGGTATATGGGTTTTTACACGTGAAGACTACCTGGCTGATGATTTTGAAGTGTTTCCCAAGGTAAATTCTGTGCCATGTGAAGACGCTGCGTAGTACAATGTAGATGGCTGACGATACCAGGGCTTAGGTGCAATAACCCAGAGATATGTGCGCAAACAGATCTTTGCTGTAAAGACCCCAGCTGCCGCCCGAGGGAAAATAGGCCAACCTTCTCAGGATGAGAAGGTTATATAGCTTCACCCTATAGTGTTCATACTAACCAAGGATGGTTGAAATGGAACGCGACGAGCATGACGTTAACAAGGAAAACCTGTCTCCTGATGAAATCAACGAGATGGAAGAACGCCGCATTGAGGCGTTGAATGATGCAGGAATCGACGAAGTTGATGTCCTACAAAAATGCAATCAGCATTTAAATACCTGGAATGGTTACTTCAACGAAAATATTGTCCGTGGTAAGGATGATATGAATTTCGTTCTGCGTGATCAGTGGACGGCTGTTGAAAGAAGTGAATTTACACGTCTATTCAAACCTGCTATGACATTCAATAAACTTTATGACTCTACGAAGAAGGTAGTGGGGGAACAGAGGAAGAACAAGCCTGACTTAATTGTGCGATCTCTAACAGGGAAAGCCACTCAAGAACAGATAAACTTGCGCGCAGATCTAGTAAGAACAATATCTTATCAATCACAGAATGACCTGGTTTATCAGACAGCATTTAAGTCAGCCCTCATGATGGGTTTCGGTGCGTTTCAAGTCTTGATTGACTATGAAAGCCCGCGTTCATTTAACAAGATCATAAAGTACGACATTATCCCTGATGCGACAAGCTGTTCATGGGATCCAACTGCATTAAAGCCTCACAAGGGTGATGGGAACTATTGTTCCAGACGATTTGTATTCACTCGTGATGAATTCTTTGCGACCTATCCGTACGTCTTAAATCCGGTCTCATACGTTGACCCGTATATGCTACTGGATTTCCAATGGACGACTCGCGACACTATTATTGTATGTGACGAGTTTGTGAAAGAATGGTTTCCGCTTACCATCAATCAGGTAAAGATTGGCAATCAATTTAAGGTGTTCACTAATGAAGAATGGGAAGAAGAGCAAAAAAGTTATCAAAAGAAACTCGATATTGCAGGGACTGGCGAAGCGCGTAGCATCATTGAAAAAGACCGCCCGATCAAGGTGGGCGAGCGCCAGACGCAAGATTATAAGATCATGCACTACCGTCTTATCCGTGATCGAATCATTGATTTTTCGCAATGGCCATCCAGACAACTTCCTATACCTTTTGTGGACGGTGATAGTTACTACATAGAAGGGCGTCAGTACACGAAATCCTTCATTCATGAAGCGCGTGACGCACAGAAACTGCTTAACTATTCACGATCTGAATTGGCCGCTGAATTAAAGAATCGTCGCCGTGAACAGTGGCTCGGAACACCGGATAACATTATAGGTTACGAACAGGATTGGCGTAATCCAGAGCTTCAGATGGGTATCTTGCGTGCGAAACCTGATCCGAAAAGCGGTGCAATGCCGCAGAAAATGCCTGCGTGGGAAATCTCACAAGGTCTTTTCATGACATCACAGGCAACTGGGCAGGATATTAAAGAGATTCTGGGCTTCTCCGAAAACGATAACCTTCAAGGTCAGGATATCTCGGGCAAAGCTCGTCGTGAACGCAAGCTTGAAGGGTCAATGTCGTCCTATGTGTTTCAGGACAACCTGAATCAGGCAATCGAGCAGGGTGGTCGAATCGTGAATGACTTGTTGCCCTATATTATTGGTGATGAAGAACGCCAGATGAATGTCTCTAAAAAGGATGGCAAGTCTGATTCAATTATTATGAACCAGCGTCAGGGCGAAGGTGATAACCAAAAGATTAATAATCAATTGATGCCTGGCGAATTCGATGTCGAGATTGATACGGGGCCAAGCTTCTCTGTTCAAAAAGATATTGCGCTTGAATTCATGCAATCCACTCTGCAAGCATTCCCACAGGCATTTCCGCTCATTGCTGATCTATGGGCTAAAAATCTTGATGTTCAATTCATGCCGCAAATTGCTGAACGCTTCCAGACTCTGGTGCCACCGGATATTTTGGCTAAAGAGCAGGGTAAGCCTGCACCACCCAAACAGCCTGATCCGCAACAGATGATGATGCAGGCTGAAATGCAATCCAAAATGGCTGACATGAAGAACAAGTCACAAGAGATTCAGATCAAACAGCAGAAGTTGGAACTTGAAAAACAGCAGATGATTCTGGACGCACAAAAAATGCAGGCAGAGCATCAGGTTGATTTATATGATCACGCTCTGGATGTTAAGAAAGCTCAAGTGGTTCATGGGATGGATCATCGAAAACATGAGGATGACTTCAATCACAAGATAGCGTCCATATTGGCGAATCTTCACGATTCGGAGCAACAGAGGATTCATGAAAAAGAGATGAATAAAAACAAAGCCTCTGTATAGAGGCTTAAAACCAATGCATGGCGTGTGCCATCATGCCAAACAGACCGACAAATCCGCCTGTCATGAAGCTTAATAGCCATAGAAACCTGGAATCAATTTTATTGTCCAGGCGATCCAGTCGATTATCTATTCTATTGAATCTTTCATCTATTTTGTCGAATCTTTGAGAAACTTTATCAAATTGCTCATCTATTTTATCGAACCGTTTTTCAAAGCGAATCAATGTGTC